CGATTCCCCAATTGTTCCTGCGGCAGGACAGTTCGGTGGCGTTGTACACTTCCGCCACCTTCTCGTCCGGCAGGTAAATGGACAGCAGTCCTTTGAATGTTAGTCGTACCGTCTCTGATTTGTTTTGCTCGCTCATTTTGATTCCTGTCTCTTTAGATATTCTGCAATTGCTTCATCTGCCAGTCCCTGAGTTCTATATCCATTTTTGATTGCGTATGCCTTTAACTCAGCATGCACATCTGGTGACACCAAAACGTGTTTAACAAGCTCACGGTTTCGTTTGGGTTTGTTTGTTCTTTTTGTTCCTGTTCCAGTAGCTGACTTCATATCTTTTAAGTTTCTTCGCTGCACGATAGGTTTCACCGGCTTGGCTCCTGCTCATCTGGTACACCCCGGTACCATCGTTGATCATTCGTTTGACCTGCTCGCTCATCGACCACCTCCCTGGGCGTAGTGGAGGATGAGCAGCGCGTCCGCGTTGCCGAGCGTCACATCGAGATGCGGGTACAGCTCCTGGGCCTTGCTCTTCAGCTTGCGTTTCCACTCAGGACCGGTGGCGCATGCCTTGCGACCGCCGAGTCCGAGCGGTTCCTGCCATACCTTGGGTTCCACGCGGTGGATGGCGTAGCCAATGGAGTAGGCCAATCCTTGGATGATGCCGTAGTTCTCGTGCAGGGTAGCGACCGAAGCAGCAGGAGTCAGCTTTGACACGAACTTGGGGACCTTCTCAATCCAGAGATGGCTATCTGCTAATTTGAATCCGCTTAGTAGTTGCGCCATATCCGGTAAGGATTCGGGCATTGCGAACAGGAGGATCCCGTCCTTGGTGTGGATTGCGAACCCGCCGTTCACGCCTGGGTCACAGGCTACGATTGTTTTGCTCATTGGTTTTGGTTTGCTGGTGTACTGAAATTTTTGTTAAAGAGCGCATCCACCTTCGCACTCAAAGTTGAATGCTGATTGACCGCGCTCTCCGTCGGTCAGGTGCACCTCTTTCAGGGGGCGACAGCTTTTGTGGATGTAGAGCTTTTCATTGAGGTTTCGATTGCAAACGGTTCCTTCAACTCGGAGTGCATCGTCTATTTCGACCGCTCTAGCCCATCCATCTGGATCGGATTCTCTGAGCTTCAGCCATTCGTAGTCTGACTTGTACGGACAGAATACACAGGCAGAACGCGGCACCTGATGCGGGATTCCAAATGCTTCCAGCCACTTCACGCAGTCTGCCCTAGTCATCATCTTGTCGCAGAGCGGGAACTCGGGTTCAGACCAGTGCGGACTGTTGGCTTTGATGCGTGTAGCTCGGCCTGCTTCATCCAGACTGATTCCGAAAAGCTGGGTCAGCTTGGTCTTTATGCGCTGACCTTTCTGAAGTCCAAGAAGCTCGCGTCGAATGAATCGTTCGATTGGCAGAATCTTGTACTCGCTGGTGCATTGACGGCGGATCTTCCCAAGCGGCTCACCTTCGTTCTGAGCGGTGAATGCAGGGATTGATGCAAATCTTCCCGATGAATTGACTCCATGCTTTAGGTCGTCACCAAGAATCCCGGCAGACACGACATGGACAATTGGCCCACCCAGACTCTTGAGCCACTCCATGTGGACGTAGACTGACTTCGGCTCTTCGCCCAGATCGGCGAAGATGGCGCATTCTATCGGAGCAATCTCACCTTTGAGGGCCATCAGATAGAGCGTCGTTGACTGTACGCCACCGCCAAGGTTCAGGATTCTCATTTGGTTTTGGTTTGTTGGGACTTGATGGTGAGAGTGTGGCCTACGTAGACACCTGCGATCACGCAGAGCGGCATCAGCACGGCCATGGAGACGATGGTGAGTGCGGTGCTCATACGATTGAGCATCCGAGTTCCTTGTAGCATTTGAGACGTTTCTTCGCGTGAGCCATAGCCAGCGGATGGAAGGTGTCCTTGAAGTCGTGGATGATCGCGTGGTCCTTTCCTGGCGCACGGCGCAATGCACGGCTGGCCCGCTGGATGGTCTTCTGGGCACTGCGACCACCGGAGACCATGACCAGCGTGTGGACGTTCGGCAGATCCAACCCCTCGTCGGCCAATGAAGTGGCGATCATGGTGCTGATATTCCCAGCTTTGAACTCCTCGATTGCTTCGCGTCGAAGCTTCTTCGGCATCTTGGAATACACGAGTACGGAGCCTCTCAATGCCAGCATGTAATGCTCTCCGAGGGTTACCCGTGGAACCAGAACGAGGGTGGGGTGATTGGGTCCACCGGATGCGGCCATCATGGTCGCCATGTCATTCCTCGCATTATTCTGGCAGATTCCGATATCGACCAGAGCCTCCCAAGCGCACATCGCTCGGAGTTCCTGGTGGCGGATACGCATGTAGCGTTTGCGATCAGCGAAGAGTCTTTCGATCTGGTCATCGATCCGCTGTTGGATCAGGAGGTCTGTCGATGGGTGCATGTACACATTCGCGTGGGCCAGAACATTGCCCAGTTCCTCGCGCTTGATCTCAAACTGCTGAAAACGAAAAAGCTTTTGAAGTTCATGGTTCCTGTCTGGGTCATCGCACCACGGGGTGGCATCGAAGCCGAAGACCGATCCGGGGCAGGACTCGATGATTCTTCTCCAAGTCTCGGCTGGCGCATGCTTCGCCTCATCGACGATCAGGATGGCCTTCTTTGAGAAATCGACTGACTCATGCGGGCATCGGACTTCGACGCGGGAGATATCCACTCCAGCAGCAATCAGCGCACTGGTTGCCTGATTGCAGGTCTCGCGGGTGGGTGCGAGCCATCCGAAGCTCACATTGGGAAATTTGGTGGCAGCGTGTTTGATGATCGAGGAAGCGATCAGTGTCTTACCGCATCCTGCTGGTGCGATGATGAGTCCGCTGTGGGCAAGCAAAGCCCACTCGACCGCTCGTTGCTGGTAGGGACGCAGCAGAAATGCTTGCGTCGAAATGGTTTCCGGATGATCTTTGGTCTGCATAGCGTGTCGTTGCGCTTTGTTTGTTTGTTTTGGACTCATGTCACCCCCCGGAGCCTGCACTCTCCGGGGGGCTTTTGTTTGTAGGTCAGATGGTGTCGTTATCGCTCGGTACCTTTTTCATGCGACGGACCCGAAGAGCGGTCTGCTCAGCACCGAACTTGTCGGTGTACTTCTCCTCTTCTAGGACGATCACGAGGGACAGTCCAACGAAGCCTTGGAGGAATCGGAAGAAGGCTCCGTTGAGGCTAAAATCGAACTCAGCACCGTCATCGATGTTTGCCTCGGTCGCACTGATCAGCGCCTGAATGCGCCACATCATGGTGTCCTTGAGAACGAAGCGGTCGCTGATGACCTCCCCGGATGGACCCTTGTATCGCAGGGTTGCGACGCTGTTACCGCTCTTGTCCAGACCGTCATCCTTACAGGAGTTGACGATGACAGTGTATTCGCCGGGGCCGGCAAACGGCTTCACTTCGGCTTGGGAACGATCGACTTTGAATTTCATGTGTTGGGATGTGTGTTGTTTATTCGGACTGACGAGCCGCCCACGCGGGCAGCGAGAGTGATTGGATGGTTGATGAGTAACAAGGCCAAGAGTTGAGCTGTTGGCATTCGACGAACGTGCGGAGTTGCTCCTCGATGATTGAGTGACCGAGGTCGATGGCCTGTTGATCGAGTTCGTAGCAGGCCACGCCATAGGGCGCTTCCTTCTCGACTGCGATGAAGATGAACCGGTTGACCCCGGTCATGCGCTGGTACCACGCGGCTTGCACGTGATAGCGGAACTGGGCGCACGACTTGCCGAAGGACGCGGGTGAGGCGTCCTGGGTGGTTTTGACATCGATGATGTAGTCCTTGGCGAGGCCATCGATGCGAGCCTTGACCTTCACGCCATTCCACGAGTCGAAGCACGAGACCTCGGTCTGGATGCCGTTGAGTAGCGGAGCTGCGGCAGGGTGAGCGTGAACCGCGGCCGCGGATCCTGTAATGTTGTCCCACTGCTCTTGATTGAGCGGGGTCATGCCCGATGCGATGACGGCCTCGTAGGCTGCTTTGCCGTCCTTGGTGCGGCGATCGCCGGTGAACACCGCGTAGGACTTGGCGAACAGCTCAGGCTCAAGGATCGCCATGTGAACGGCGGTCCCGAACTCCAGCGCAGGCGACGACTCGTTCTTGGTCGTGCCATCCTGCCAAGCGCGGAAGTGGGCGGGCGACTTACGGAACTGATCGAGCCCGGACTTCGAGAGTGCCTTGGTGCCGTGGTAGATCGCCGCCGGCATGTTGCAGATGATTTCTCCGCTCACGGCTGCACCTCCGCGTTCACGATCTCAGGGGTCACGATCACGGGCAGCTTGCTCAAGATGAGATCAGGCTTGCTGATGTACTTGCTTGCGAAGGTGTCATCCAGATCGCGGAATGTCTGACCTTCCTTGATGCGACCGGCCTTGAGCAGCAGCGCGTTCACATCGGACTCGCGGGACTCGAAGAGTTCTTCCAGCTTGGCCAAGAGGTCGAAGCTCTTAGTGGGAGCGACAGGCGTCTCAGCAATGGCTGGCTGGAAGTCCTCGGTCTCCTCAGGGGTGTAGATGCCGGCCACAACCTCTGGCGCGAGCATGCGGATCGCTTTGCTGATGCAGCGAGCGCGGAGCATGGCACCAGGATCCTTGGCCCATCCGGAACCCGGCTTGGCAGGCAGGAGACCGGCGAGCTTGGCGTCCTCAGTAGAGAACCCGATCTCGCACTGGTTACCATCATAGGACCAGACAGCGATGGCTGCCTTGGTATCGAACTGCTTCCACACCACCTTGCCGCCGCGGGCGCGGTAGCCGGCGAGCATGGCATCGGAGCGCATGCTGAGGGAGCCGTTGATGATGTGGTACTCGCGCTTGAAATCGAACGGGGTCTTCTTCTCGGCGGCGCATTGCCACGCGATGAGCTTTCCCTGTTCGACCTTGGTGCATCCCAGCATTCCGCTGGCTGCGATCCACTCGCCCATCTTCTCGATGGCGGTGATGGGGTCTGCGATCTTGCTGTACATCTCGGAGGATGCATCAGCGGTTGTCGTTGCGATTGCGTTCATTTGCTGTTGTTTCGGAGTAGTTGCTCGATGACGTCGGAGCGAACACGGATCGTGCGCTTCGTTGCCTTCATGGCTGGAAGCCGACCATCCCTGATCCATCGACGCACCGTCTCGGGATGAGTCCCGAGGGTCTGTGCGATCTCTTTGATCGAGAGTAGTTTTACGCTCACGGGGAAGAACGTACCCCGTGTTGCCCAGTGTTGCAAACTATTTCTTGCGGAAATTATTCCGCTTCAGGTTCTTCGCCCGCGTATCGCCTCAAAGCAGCGATTTGTCCTGGCTGTGGAAGCTGAGAGATTCTGGCCATTTCATTGAGGAAATCGCGTCGAGATCGCATTCCGCTGACGCCTGCACCCTTGGCTATCACCTTTGAAACCAGTGCGTACCCTCCAGCATCGGCCATCGATCCGAGAAACGACAGAACTCCTGCTGCGCCCTTCCCTCCAGCAGCTTGGACCGGAAGTTCAGCAACTTTTCGACCGACTCGCTCGAACGCAGCGCCACGAACAGTGTTTCCCGCCTGTCCAGCGGCTTGCCTAGCCTCTTCCATCACCCGAAAACCTGGAATGAACGTGTTTTCAATGCTGGATAGGAGTTGCGGGCCAAGAATACGCTCAACACGCGACCGATTGTCCGGATCCGCGAGAATTCCAACAGCTCCAGTCGCTGCGCCGCGGCGACCACCACGCACTTCAAGCAGCAAGTCTTCGATCTCACGCGCACGAATGGAGTCCAGAGCCTCTTTTGCCGCCTTAGAACCGCCTGTAGCGCGTCTTTGGAGGGCCGAGATGACCGTATCGACGGTTGCGACATCAGGAAGCGCCTGAACGGCTCTGGAAGCCACCGCAAAGCCCGCAGGAGTCTCAGTATTGAGAAGCTGGACGATCTTCTCAGGACCAACCTTCTCAGCTTCCGGGAGTCCGGTCACGAATCGCACGAACCGCTTGAGTTCTTGGGTGGTTCCGAACCCGAGCTTGGCCAACCCACCAGGGCTCTGCTGCTCAATGTTGTTCAGGTCGTTGGCAAGCTGGCGGAGATTCAGTTCTCCGGTCTCAGCATTGAGTGAACGATCAACAATTCCGGAGCGCGTGATGTCGGCCAGCTTCTTGGAATCAGGGACGCCCTGAGCACCAGCCGCTTTGAGGTCATCGAGGAGCGTGATCGCATTCTGGAACGCAGGAGTTTCGACGCCTTGCTTGGCGACTCGACCTCGGATTGATTCAGCCATCTGAGCGGTCTCCATGCGCTCAGGCTTGAATGCTTGAGCGACTCCGAACTCGTCGAATCGAGGCTGAAACTCTGAAACGAATCGATTAGCGGTTTTGAGATCGCTTGCGATTTGAGTTCCGAATGCGGCAGGTGCTTGAGAATCGATTGTCTCAGTGATTCGGTTAGCCACTCTACGCAGTGATGTCTGAGCCTTGTTTCCGAAAGCCTGACCAGCGTAATCCGCTGCGCTGTAGAGGTTCTCTCGAATCGCCCGAAGTTCGTTAAGAGACACCGGAGCACGATTCTCAAGGATGGCCTCCAAACGTGAAAGGTATGGAGTGAACTGTGCGCTCTGGGCACCGCTTGCCAACTGCGGATACTCAGTCAGCACATTCAAAACCTCATCCTGAACTGAGTTCGAGTTCGGAGAAGGCTTTGCGTACAAAGTGAATACAGGATCGTTTTCGACAGCCTTCGTGGGTTGATAAAGCTCGTCTCTACGCGCTCTGTAAGCCTTGCGAGCATCATCAAACATTGATTCAGCTTCTCGGCCCATTGCAGCGGACTGGAACGGTCTCACGCCTCCAGCCTTCAATCCACCGGCCATCGTCTCCAGATCGATGCGCTTTCGGAACTCGTTCTCGGCCTCAGAGAGTGACTCTTGAAGCAAGCTCTGTTGCGCCCCGGTGCGAGCTTTCTCGACAGCGTTTCGGGCGGTGTTTACCGCATCAGCCTCATTGGCCAACCTCTCGATCGAGGCGGGGTCCATGTTGCTGAGTGAAGAGGCTACACGCCTCACGATGTCGGGATAGGTCTCAGCAGCCATTCCGGACACACCGACAACAGCGCGAGTGATCGCATCGGCCTGACGATTCATCAGGTCTTTTACGCTCTGGCTTCCAGTCTGAGCAGCAACACGGGATTCGAGACCAGCAAACTCCGGAAACGCCTGACCGATCGTGGCCTCAACGCCAGGACCAATGCGCTCAATGTCTTCGGCTTTCTGAATACCCTTGGAAAGAAGGTTTCCGAGGTATTTGCTAGCGCCACCAACGCTTTGAAGCACCGCAGTTGGGCCTCCTGATTTGACGCCTTCCCAAAACATTTCCGAACCGCTTGTTTTGCCTTCAACAGCTCCACCACCAATACCAGTTCCAGCCGCCATCAGGATATTCCTGATCGGAGCATTAGCCATGGTCGGAGCAGAACCTCTAATCCCGGCACTAATGATCTGACCAGGTCTGTATTCCTTGCCCTCTGCAAATTTTTCAACGGTTTCAGCGCCAGCTTCACTAGCAGCCGAAACTGATCCTTGAAGCAACGCCGCTCGACCGAGAGCAGCAAGACCAGTGACTGGTCCACCCATCATGCCAGCCGCAATGACTGGCCCATAACGAAGTCCAGTTGCCGTTGCCTGAGGGCTGATAGGACCAGCGGATATACCACCTCCACGGGCTTCTGCCATCATCCGAATTCGCTCTTGTCTAGACTGCGACTCTTCTGAGGCTTCGCTTTTGACAAGTTCTGCCTCAAGTGCTGCGAGTTCAGCTTCTTCTGCGGCGGTAAGTTGAGCCATAGGATGATTTTATTGAGCGTTCTTCTTAGCGCGGAGTTCTCGACGACGAGCTTCCTTGTCAGCACTGAGCCCCTGTTTCTTTCCACCAAAGTTGAAGCTCTCACGAGTCTTCAACCAGTTGTTACGAGCTTCTTGAGTGCGCTTCTCAAGAGCTTCAGGAACTTGGATTCCAAAGTCCTTAAAGTCTTCCTGAACAACGTCTCGGCTGAACACTCCATCCAAGAACGTGATCATTCGTTTAAGGAAGTCTGCGGAGTTTGGATCACCGAACTGAGAACGCGCTGAAGCTAACTCGTTTCCGGTAAGCGAAGCTCCGAACAGGTCTTTACGAGTGCCTGAAACAACTTGTTCAAACTGCTGAACAATATTGTTGAGCAAAGCGACCTTGGGGTCTTCTGTGCCGTACTTGTTGGTAACTCCACGAAGCCAGCTAGTGAACCCATTGAAGTTATCCTGCGAAACCTTGGACAGATCCTCGCTCTTGGCCAACTCGGAGATGCTTCCAACCAGTGTCTGAGCCTTGGAAAGCAGCCCGGAATACTTGGTGAGCTGTTCACGCTCCTTGGGAGTGGCGACACTCGTGACACCGGCAATCTGGCGATTGCGAGCATCCTTCTGAGCATCGACCGGAAGAGCGTAGAACATCTCCTGCAACTTGGTCTGATCAGGAGCCTCTTTGGCAGCTTCCTGCATGAATCCACGAACAGCGTTTTGTTCAGCCTGTTCACGCTTCTGAAACGCAAACACGCGCTGGCTTTCGGCGTACTGCTTGGAAGCAGGCTCTTCCTCGGCAATAGCCTGAGCAGCCGTCATCTTGGAAACATCCATCGGTGACGGGTAAGCACCTGCGGCTTGCAGCCTTCTCAAACCGGCCTTGGCGACTTCTCCACGTTGCTCAAACGGAATAGCCGACTGCATCTTGATGTCTTCAGTGCGGCGAAGAGCTTCAAGTTGGCCAGCCGTGGCACCAGCAGGGATTGTCACGCCTCGGCCCTCGAGGAACTGACGGTTTTCCTCGGCATTGATATCACGGGTCTGAGTGAGTTCAGCGCCACGTTTAGCCATCTCGGCTTGAGCTTTTGCAGCAGTGGCTCGATACAATGGATCCGCTTCAAACTGTGAAGGACCAGTAGTCTGACCAAGCCCAAATCTTGTGGCCTCAGATGCGATGATACTCTGTTGAAGCTGCTTGTTTCTGAAGTCGGCCATCTTTTCCTCAAGGGTGGCACCTTGCAGTTGGCCCACTCCTGATTGGAGCGCGTTGATCATCAACTGACGCTCCATCGCCCGCTGCTCATCCCGCTTGTTCAGCTCCTCCTGAAGCAGAGCCTGACGGGCCTTGTTACGCTCGCGGATCTGCTCGTTGGTACCAGTGAACTCGCCGGCCAGACCGCCGGTCAGCATAGTCAGGCCCTTAAGGAACGGATTGATGCGCTGGGAAGCAGCGGCTTCGAGATTGATGGGTGTAGCCATAGATCGTTAGCTCAGTTCGTTGAGGATTGACCGGCGGGCCATGCGACCGCCCATGCTTCGCATCGCCGCGGCGAGGATCTCCTCGGGATCGTAGTTGATATCGCGGAAGTACCTGCTCGGAGCCATGTCCCGATTGCGAGTCAGCACGGGGTTGACCGGAAGCTCGGGCAACGGGGTCGTGATGACTGGCCTGCTCAGCACCGAGGCACCGGGGAGTACGATGGGGTTGCGAGTGGTCGTTGACGGAAAACTGGTTGTGGGCTGTAAGGTGAATTGAGGTTTATCCAACGGGATCAACCCTGGAGTGATAGGCTTGCTCTCTATAGCGGGGCCGGCAACACCAGTGTCCTCTATGTAGTAAGGCTTCTCGCCTCCTTGGACGGGATTTGTGACAACGCCTGAAAAAATGTTGGTATTAACATCTTCCACCTTTGGGAGAGATGTCTCAGGAAGAGGATTCACCGGAGTGGGTTCCGATGGTCCCTGAAGATTCATCCCGCCTTCCCTGATGTACCTTTCCCTGTTTTCATCGGTTATCAGGCTGGTTCCAGAGTCTTCTCCCTCGCTGCTGTAGGTTGGTTGCTGAGATACAGGAGGCGAGGTTGGCTCAGGAGCAGGCGATGAAACCGGAGTAAACGTCTGGATATTGCTCAGATCCAAAGCGGGACGATTGATCTCGGTCCACCTTGTTGGCCCACCAGTGTACGGAGTCGGTTCAGGAGTCGGTTCAGGAGTCGAGTAGTAGCTCAGCGGATCGACCGGAGGCTGGGCGTATCCGGATCGAGTTACTGGTCCGAACTTAGGGGTTGGAGGGGTCGATAGATCGACTGCTGGCCTATTGTATTCCCAGTCATCGATCTGCCAGTCCCAGCGATTCCCAGCGTTATCGACATATTCATCTCCAACTCGAAGTCCACCCGTGCCAGGAATGATTGCTCCCCATGGCAGATACTGGTCGCCGGCAAGATATAGCCTCTCAGACGCCTGATTCGGACTTGATGAATCCGTTCCAGATCCTGACGTATCTGTGCTGGTATCGGTTGCCATAGATCAAGCCTTAGGCACCAAGCTCTTGATTCGACCGAGCATCCAGTTGGCCACGATCTTCTTGGTCTTCGGCTTGTCCCTGAGCCACTTCGCAAACTTCTCGGCATTGCTGTCGTAGAAGCTCTTGAACCACTTGGGACCGACAAGCTCCTTCCAGAAGTAGAACGCCTCCCACTGATCGGGAATGCACTCGCGGGCCACGTAGCAGCCGGCAAGGCCGAATCCGCTGAATGCCTGACCGAGGTTTCCGATGCTGCTCGTGACGCCCTGAGCAATGGCAAGAGGAGAATTGGCCTTCGAGGCTTCAAACGCGTTCTGAGCGTTTGAGAGGGCGAAGTTGGCACCCATCTGCATCGACTGAGCTGGACTTGCCATTTGCATTCCCTGCATGAGCTGAGGAACAGCAAATGGCGAAGCGCCCTGCTGAAGACCTCCGAGTTGAGAAGCCTGCGAAACGATCGGCTGGAGTCCCAGGGCGGACTGGATGTTGGCAATGTTCTGCTGGCGACTGGCCTGCTGCTGCTGCTGTGCGGCCATCTGACCTGCGAAGCTCTGCTGCATCGCAGTATTCCGCTGACCGGTGGCTGCGAGGATGTTGTTGAACGCCTCCTGAGCCTGACGATTGGCGACATCGCTTGTGGTCTGGCCGCTCTGGAGAAGGCCGATGGCCTGCTGCCGGCGCTGCACATCCGCGTTGGCGATCGCCTCGTTGACGGCGCGGGCCTCGCGAAAAGCGGAGAGGTTACCGAGGATGTTGCCGGCAGCGGTTCCGCGGGCGCGAGCGGCTTGCTCGGCAGCGCGGATCATCGTGGGATCGAGAGTGCCAGCCTGAGCAAGGCCGGCTCCAATCTGGCGCTCGAGATCGCTGCGAATGGACTGGGCGTAGCCGGTATCCTGCGGGCCAGTAGGCATACCCACGCGCTCGTAGGAAGGAGCGGCAGGAGAAGTCTCAGAGATGGGAGCTTTGCTGATATCGCTTAGGAACTGGGAATAGAGACCGGGAGTTCCGGGTCTTCCATCGGCAGCAGCAGTGCCATACCGCTCGGGATCAAGAGCCTGAAGCTCTTTAAGCCGTTGTTCGGCGAACTTGGTGCCGTACAGTTGAGACGCCTCAAGCTGGCGTTGGGCTTGAACCGGAGCAAGATCAGCAAGCGCTTGGCCGATAGCTTTGGTCAGCGCGATATCTGATGTCTTGCTAAAATCAACCGTTCGGAACTGACCGGTTTCCTTTCCATCCTTGTAGATTGGAACTTGGACTGTCTCTCCAATCCGGGATGCTGCCTCAATCTCGCGCTGGAGCGGAAAAGTTTCAATTCCGGCCATAACCGCTTCCCGGTTGGCCGCTGCCATATCTGGTGCTTTATATGATCCGCCCATAGGAAATCCTTCGGTTCATCAGTAGTTTGGAGTACCTGTCAAAATCGTACAAACGGGAAATGCCTTTGCGGAACCCACCTAGCTTGGTGACGTTCTTCGAGCATAGCCCCATCATGGCCAACCAGAGTGTCTGAACCGCATATGGCTCAGCACCAATAGCGATCTCGATCCACGCGATGTGACCGTCTGGGAAGTTGTTGTTCAGATCCTCAGACTCCTCTATCGAGTTGAGAAATCGAACAGCCCCTACGCCAACGCACTTACCATCCTCGTTCTTCACAATTCCGATCAGCTTCTTGGCATTGAAGATTCCAATCCAGTTGAGCAACTGATCATCGTTCCACGTGGAACAAGTAGGCCAATGTTGTCTCAGCAGTTGTGCCGCTTCGATGATGGTGGGATGTGCGGTCATTGCTGAGGACGCACAGAATCAACAAAGCCAGAAAGTATCGTGGACTGGAGACTCAACCGGCTTCCGCTGGTCGTGTTGATCTTGAACTGGATGTTGTTCCAACGCCCTCGGCTGATGAGGTTGTAAGCCGCCAGGAACTTCTGAGTGCTCGGTATGCTGATCGCTGGATCAATCGAGGTGAACGTCCCGCTCATGTTTGTGGCGTATGAGAGCGATGCGCCGATGCTCGAAGCGTACGGATTATCAAGCGCGATCTGGATGCTGTATCCGATCTTGTCCGGAATGGGTTCACCGAGATTGTACGCCTTGGTGATGACCGTGGATTGGTAGGTGCTACCGCCGTCGAGGTAAGCAGACTGCTGCACGGGGCTGAGGCGGGTGTTGGGTAGGTAGTCGTTGAAAGACCAGACTTGGCCAGCACCATCGCTCAGCGAGATGATGTCGCCGGCGAACATGAGCACGGGGCCGAAGTTCGAGAAGGCGGTGGGTATGAAGTCGTTGACCTGCCAGTTGTCCCAGTAACCGAGCCACGAGCGGGCCAGTGAGTGGTAGACGATGACCGCGTTGTTCTGGTTGAAGGTTCCTTCGAGTTCGATTGAAGAACCGGATTCGAGCAGAAGTGCCTCTTCACTTTCCAACCCGATGGAGAACGGACCAGCGGTAACGAACGGAACGGCCAAGAGGTAGCGGTTGTTCCAGAACACGCCATCGCAGTATTCCAGCTTGGTCTTGTCGATGCGGCTGATCAGGTCGTTGA